CAGCGCAAAAAGCACCTGACTGGGCTCTTTGTACGGCAACGGCATGAGCGAAGCCGTCAATTCAGCCCCGCCCGCATCAATATCGCGCCACTCTCCAGGCTGAATTGGGTCAGAATCGTCCGCGATCCGTGCACCTTTTGCCTTAAATCCTGCCGGAAGGTTCGCCAGCGTGCCCGCATCGATCAACTGACGCATTGCACTGGTCGCCGCCTTCGACAAACCACCGATCAAGTGCACAAAACCAAGGCCATAGGCCCCCGGACCCTCGACCAAGACGTAGTGAACGAAGTAGTTCCGACGATTTTTCTGCTCGTCATCCTCCTTCCAGTTCCTACGGATGCCCAAAACTTGGTTCGTGTCCTCGGCCAACGTCACCACATAGGGCAACTTCACCCCTGTCGGGTTGCCGTCTTCGTCCTTATCCTCGAATCCAGGGATGTCAAGATCGACCAACTGCTCAAGCAAGAACACTTCGCCGATGTCATCCGTGGGCTGCACCCCCACAACCTTGTCGGTGGCCGCCTGAATCGGACTTGGATCGGCTGGCGCGGCTGCTGTTTCAACCGGAATGTCCAAATACTCGCCCGCAAGCACCCGTTTCTTGAACTCGTTTGAGTCCATCGCGATGCGATGCGTCAGTCGCGGGCACTGGGACACGACACTTGAGCCGTTGTACGGGATGTAAACGTCATCGGCCAAGCACAGCTTGGATACCATGCGCTTCAATTGATGGTCGTAGTAGACCTTCTTGAACGTCGAGCCGCCGTAGCCCGTGTAAAACAAAAGCTGGTCGAACTCCGGCGTGTACTCTTCCATCACAGTTGTGATCTGGTAGTTCATGAAGTCCTGCACGCGACCCGCCTGCTGGTACTTCTCTACCGTCTCTTTGCCCATGATCTGCGTGCGCACGGGGCCGCCGGCCGGCATCAACTCTTTCAAGGCCTGCGCTTGGAACTGGATGATCGACTCCATTAGCATGGGGTGAGCCACGCCCGCCGCGCCACGGAAGGGCTTCGTGCGTTCTTCCATCCGCAAGCCAAGAAGATCAAGGCCCTTGGCGAACATGTTCTCCCAGTCGGACCGCGAACCCTTGTCCGCCTCAAACATCGACGACACATCGATCGAGATCTTGGCCAAGACCTCGGGCTCGATCACACCCGCGAGGTTGGCATAGAAGTCCACCTCTTCGGCTTCGTCACTGCCGATTGCAACCGTGGCACCGCCGTCTTCGTCGATCTCGATTTCAATCTCAACCGGCGCATCTTCGAGCGCAATGATCCCGAGCGACGGGGCAGGGTTTACAGACTTGTCGATAGGCATGATGTGTCCTTGGTCAGGCGGCTTTCAGTTTAGCAAGCTGGGCCCGAGCGGTCGAGGTGTCTACGGGGCCTCCCTGGGCATACGCGCCAGGCTTCAGAGAATTTGCAATAAACCCACCACGGGACTTGGACAACGGCTCACCGCCCTCCTCCGCAATCCCACGCAAGTACTGCCCCAACTGCTGACGCTGCTGCCCAATCTCCCCCTTCGTCGAACGCACCACCACGTTCTCCGGCAATCGGCCCTGCGCCTTTAACTCTTCCACCGCCGCATTCATAACCTTTTGATAATGTTTCCCGCCAACCAACATTACCTCCTCAATTCCCGCCGGCCACTGCACAGATTCCATCGACTGCTTCACTGTTTTCACCAACTCATCCGCCTGCTGAGGCGTCATCTTTTGGTTGTACGGCTCCAACATCTGCTTCGGCGTCACAAAACCATGTTTGGCCGACAAAATCATCATCTGCGGCTCATGCCCCGGCTGAACTTGATTTCGATATGTCTGATAAAAAACACCCTTGTACAAATCCTTCGCCTCAGCAGGCGTCGCACACTTCATGTCACTGCACGGCATCAGCAACAACCGCTTCGCCGCAGGAATGGCCCGTGAGCCAAGGCCCACGGCTCCAGCAACAGCGCCCACGGCCGGCATATTTGCCATAGCTTGACCCGTCCGATACGCCTCCGTTGGATTCAACACGTCCGCAGGCTCTGTCCCAAAATACCCCTTCGCCCCTTCTCTCACAGGCTCTATAAGCTGCTTCAACATCTTGGAAGCACTTGACTCCTCCGTCACCGGCTGCTCCTCCGGCGAGGACAAAACTTCACCGCCTTCTGATTTCTTGATGATCAACTTTTCAAGCGGGATGACACCCCCCGGCTCTCCAATCCTCTCATAGCTTTGCGAAGGGATACCTTGCAAACGCTGTTCTGGCGTCCACAGCCGTCGACTCTCCACGGCCCGCGCTTCGGCTTCGCCCAACAGCCTCTCATAGTAGACGTTGGCTGCACGCTCTTGTACCAGCCGATCAAACTCAGGCGTTTTCGACTGATCCTTGATGTACTTGACGTACTGCTTGTAAGCATCCTCAAACGCTTTCGTCCCCACATCTTCAGGGGACCACCCCGCGTCAATGCGGTACACCTCTTTACTTGTGGGCGTGGACATGCTCGCCCGAACCTCTTTCAAGACATCAAACGCCTGCGGGTCCTTGAAAGCCATGAGGGAACTACCACCCGGCGCAAATCCCTCTCGAGTTTGAATAGCATGCGACACCTCATGCAAGGCAGAGCTGACACCTTTTTCAGGATCTCTTGACTTAATAAGGATGTCATCTCCCGCCGGACTATAACTACTGGTCCGCACGTCAGGATCTGTCCGTACAAGAACCTGTCGCAGGTCAGGGTAGTTCTCGTACAATTCTGGATGCTTTAGGTACATGGACAACGGACCTTGTGACACGCTTGGATTGATCCGCGCTGCTTGATCCGAGATCTCTTGCCGCCACATCCCATCAGGGCCTTTGAAGTTCCCAGTGGTCTGCCACACCTCTTCTGGTGTCGCACCTTGCTTAGACATCTTCTTGGCGACGTCGTTCATCGCCTTGTTCCAGCCCTTGGCTCCTCGACCTATAAAAATCCCAAGAGCCGCTGGCGCACCTACTCCAGGCATGTTGGACAAGGCCTGTCCAGTCCGATAAGCCTCACTCCCCGAAGTCTCCGGCTCCATGCCAAAGTAGCCCTTGATGCCTTCGCGCACAGGGGCGACCAACTGTTTCAGCGCACGCGAGGCGCTAGACTCTTCCACTACAGGTTGTTCTTCGGGGGACTGTAGTGTCTCCCCCTCAGCCTTTTTTACTTCACCGCCTTTTTGAAAACGTTTCCTGGTCAACGGACCACGCAAGAGTGTCGGCTGTTCCAAGGTCGGAGCGCCAAAGGTGTCTTTCATCAAGCCCTTCGCCGTGTTCTCCGCTTGCTTTGCCTTCAGCTTGTACTGCCTTGAGAGCTCTAGCAAATCCTCTTTCGCCGACCCTTTAAGCGCCTTGGGTGACGCGTCCTTGCTCGCGGTCAACGATTCCACTTCCATCGCCATGCCCTTGCCAAAGCCCTTACTACTCTTTGGCTCCAGCTCTTGGCCCCGCACGCGCTTGACCTGGATCTTGGACGGCGTCTCACTGTACGTCGTCTCATCCACCGGCAGCGCGTTCAACATATTCCGCGATTCGCTGTAGTACGCCGGGTCGTCGCCATAGATGTTGTACTCGTTCGCCGTGCGTAAAAGCTCCGCCGTGCTCGCCTCACCGCCCTTGGCAAACGTCCTCAATGGCATCATCGGCGCATAAATCCTATTGCCTAACCGATCACGCATTACCCCCGCATTCCCCAACCCGCCCAACATCCCAGGCGTTAGGTTCGGGTTCTGCGCAAGAACGTCCGTGGGCCGTGGGCCTTGATACGTGCTCGGCGGCGGCGTGAACGGAATCGTCCCGGGCAACGCCCCTTGCGCAGGAGGATTGAAAAACATCGGCTGTCGCGCTGTGAAGTCCGGCAGCCCAGTACCGCCTCGTGTGCCCTGCCTAGGCATCGCGAACACAGGGGCCTGCGGAATGCCCAGTACAGGGATTTTTAGGCTTGGCTGATCCGGCGGAGTCTTCGTGTAGTTCGTCACCCCCGCACGCCGCGCGGCCGCAGGGCTGCCGTAGGGCGTGCCATCGGGCCCATACACCACCACCTGTATATCAGCCGTGACTTCATCCCCCTCGTCACGCTTCTGCTCAGTGCCTTTGAAGATAGCCGGCACAGTAGGCGGTTTCGGCATCGGAGGTCGATACGTCGGTGTAATCAGCTCCGGCCGTTGCATCAGTCCAGGCGTCATAGTCGAGGGCGGCATCATCCCCGGGGCCGAGACCTGCCCTGCACCCGCCCCGGCCCGAGGGCCGATGGACAGGATGTCCCTCACCGAAGGAGGAGGCGGTGCAGCAGGCACCGGCGTGGGCCTTACCGGCGTTTCGATAGGGCCCATGCCCGCAGGCGCATTGTCAGGAGTCGGCTCTGGCCCGCGCGTCTGCTCAAACACCACGCTCGGTGCAGCGGCCTTCTGCATTGCTGCGGCCATCTGCATCACGCGTTCCCGAACCAAGTCTTGTGGAGCAGGTGTCGCAGGAGCCGATGCTGGAATCGCAGGAGCCGACGAAGTCGCAGGGGCTGGCGTCGGAGCCGGACGCTCACTCTCCCGCTTAGATCCCGGGGGAAGAGGCCCTACAAAGGCGTCCGGATAATACTCCGGATACGGACCCCTCGGATAAAACGAAGACATCAAATAATCCGGCGTGTAGTACTCCCTCAACCCCGTCTTAGGGTTCACGGACCCCGCGCCTCCCATCCCCTTCAACATCTCACGCGCCGACGACCCCAAGTGCGCAAGCTCCGTATCGCCCTTGCGACCGGCCTTCGCCACCTTACCCGTCATCTTCCTCAACATCTCTTTCGACGACACATTCCCTCCCATTGCAAAGCCCAGCGGGCTCAAGGCCGTCCCAGAAATGTTGAATTTCCGAGGATCATTGACCACCTCGATCGCCAGCCCCCTCTGCGCCGCGTCAAACTCCGCCCGCTTGGCAGCCTCCTGCTGATACGCCTGAATGTCCTCTTCCTTAAACGGCACGTTCGGCGCAGTCATACTGAACGGCGTCGGCGCTCCCGGCGCAGTCATCGTAAACGGCGAAAGCGTGGGCTCGGACGGCCCAGCATAGTCCTCGGTCCGAGGGCCTTGGTTCCAGGCATTGACCGCCTGCTCATACTGCATGTACGCCTGCTTGTACGGCTCGTACACCTCTTGGTTGTACTTTTGCGCCGCCGCGTTATAGGCATTGACCTGCGCCTGATACGGGTCGTACACATCCGACCTGTACTTCGCCAACGCCGAGTTGTACGCCTCTACGTCCGCCTTGTACTTGTCGTAGTCCGCCTGACGCGCTTCCAAATACGCCCGGTCCTCCGCACGCAAAAACGGCGTCTGAGTCGGCACGACCAACCCACCCCTGGCCATCGGCTGCGGCATCGGATCGTTCAAATCCACCGGCTCAGAGATATCCTCTGAGCCCCTCACCGCCATCTGCATAGGATTGAGCATGCCCGCCGCCCCTTGTCAAGACATGCCCACATTGTAGTCGTCAATAGTATTCCGGAACAAGCTCCCGCTGCCCACTCTCCGGAACATCGTCCGTCTGCAAACTAATAAAATTCCCCTGCCGAAACCGCATCATCGCCATCGTGGTCGAGTCCACCATGTCGTCGTTGTCCCCGTTCGGAAACGCCGCACATTCTTCCACCAACGCCTCCGCCCAATCACGGTCCGGGGCCCATACCATCCCCGCCTCAAACATCGGCGCAATCGAGTTCGCCCGACTGATCTTGTCCGTCCCCGTCCTTCTCCCACCCGGGCTATACAAAGTCACCGGAATACTCATCCGCCGCAACTCCTGCTGCAACGTGATCCCCGTCGCCTTTGCCTCAATCAACACATTGTCCGGCTGCCAATGCTCGTACTGCTCTTTCGCGACCCGCTTCAACTCAGGAAAGTCCCACCGCCCACGCTTCACGTCCAACAAAATAATGTGCGCCCCCTCATCCTCCCCAGGGTAAAACACCCCCCACGTCGTAATCACCGAGTAGTCAGCCGTCTCCTTCTTCGAGTACGCCGTGTCCATCGACTGAATAATGTAATTCACCAACGGCGGATCCTCATGCGGCCACACCCTCCACCACTCCCGCTTCAGAATCGCACCCTCATCATTGGTCGGCTGCTGCTGATACATCGCATTCCACTTCTGCACCGACAACGACGCCTTGACAGCATTTAACTCCTCTAACTTCCAAAACCCAGGCCACAACGGCCGACCACTCGGCAATATCGCCGGAAACTCAATCACCTCCCACTTGTCCGCGTTGTGACTCGACTGCGCCTTCAATAACCGCGCCGTCAAATCCTTCGTCCCCCAACGCGTCATCACAATCACAATCGCCCCACCCGGCTGCAACCGAGTACGGGGACCAGAGCTATACCACTCCCACGCATTCTCCAAAGCAAGATCACTCATCGCATCCTGCTCCGAATGCGGATCGTCAATAATCAAAACGTCCGCACCCCGCCCCGTCATCGCACCACCCACACCCACCGCAAAATATTCTCCACCTTTATTCGTATCCCACCTACCCGCCGCCTTGCTGTCCGCCTTCAAGCTCACATCCGGAAACAACTCCTTATACGGCTCCGAATCCATCAAGTCCCGCACCTTCCGACCAAAACGCACCGCCAACTCGCCGTTATGAGTCGCTTCAATGGCCTTGGTTCGCGGCTCACGGCCCATGAGAAACGCAGGCAAAAGGTAGGACGCAAACTCAGACTTCGTGTGCCGAGGCGGCATGTTGATGATCAGCCGCTTCAAGGTTCCCTTGGCAATCCTGTCAAAAGCTGACGCCATCTTCTCGTGATGCGGACCGAGGATCGCGGCCGGCCAGACGTACTTCACGAAGTCCAAGAAGTTAGAACGGGCCCTGTCTTGCGCTTCAAGCTGCGAGAGCCGCAGCTCCAAACGAAGACGCTCCGCTTCTAACTCTTCAGGGATTAGATTTGACATAACGTGGCTCTCTTCAGACTTTACTTTAACTTTGGTTCCACGTGGAACCAAAATTTATGGCGGGGTGCAGCAATCATAAAACAAGGGGGTGGGTTTTTGGAACAAGGCAAAGAGGGCCAAAGCTGGGCGGAAAGGGGGACCCAATTCTGTTTTGAGCAGCATTTAGCGTGTGAAATCGGGCTAAAGCCTGCGCAGCTCGCGACGCGGCCTGTTTTTTGGACCCCGGTCCCCGGGCCTGGGCTCGCGGGCCGTGCGCCTGGGGCCCCGAACCGCGCACCGGGGAGCGCGGCCAGCAGCTGCTCGAGCTCGCGGTTAGCGGTTACCAGGACGACGGCCAGCAGCTGCTCGAGCTCGCGGTTAGCGGTTACCAGGACGACGGCCAGCAGCTGCTCGAGCCGGCCGCGTGTTTGCATGTACATACAAACACGCGCCAGGGGCCGCGATACACGCGCCACGGGCCAGGGCCTGGGCGGGCCGGCCCGAGGGCCTGGAATAGCCCGCCAGGGCAAAAGGCGGCCGGCCTGGGGGAGCTCGGCCGCGTCGACCTTTTGCGATACCAGGGCGAAAAAAAGCCCGCCGAGAGGGCGGGCCTGAGAGAGGAAAAGCGCTCCCGAGACTACGGGAAAAGCGCTCCTAATCCGTGCAATGCGACCAGGGCCAGGGCCGCACCGGCCACGGCCCCGAGCACGATATTGCCGAGCTCGTTCACGCCACGAGCTCGAGCAGTTGGCCGGCCTGGGTCTCGAATTCGACACGGTCGGCCGTCCAAGGGATCGAGCGAGCGTAGGCCGTCGCGCCTGTTACAGCATCCCACAGAGTCTCAATCGGTCGTCCCTCGTCCAGGACGTGAGCGTGTTCGATTCGCTGAGCGACACGCGGGCCGAATCGCTTCGCGAGCCAGTCTTGCGAGCGATCAAGCTTTGTCGCCTGGGCGGTCCGCAGCACTGTCTCGACGTTTTCCGCGCTCGAGTTCGCATAAGCGATCAATGCCGGCGCGGCCTGCTCGAGAAAACGGTCCGGAGCGCTCGCGGTATGGCGAATGACAATTTCGTCGAGCTCATGGGCCCCCCAAACAATCCGGTTTTCGCAAGCAAAATCGAAGAGAAAAGCTTTCAATCGGAAAGTTCCCGCGCCGGTCTCAGAATTCGACGCGAAAAACCCGCGGGCTAGGGTGCCGGTTTTCCCGTCGCGCCGGTTAGGAAGCTCGAGCCGGTTTATCTCGTCGGCCAGGAAAACAAACATATCGCGATCGCCCGCATAGAGTGTCGTGTTATCGGCCGTGACACTGTCCAGGGCCTTGCCCCGAACACCAGGGACGCGCCAATCGCCGCTCACCCCGTCGCCGAATCGATCGATCAGGGCCCGCACTACATCAGAGTCCCAGATTCGGCCGTACTTCGGGCCCGTCGCCGCTCGCAACAGGGGCTCGCCGGTCGAATCGCGCGACAACAACACGCCGATATCCTCAACATCGCGGGTTTGCAATCCGTAATCAATGCAATCGGCCGCGAGCGGCGCGGGTAAATCGCGAAGATAACCGGCCGGCGCGCCGGCGAGATTGGCCAGCTGACCGAACGCCCAATGTGTAGGGGCAATTGGATGGCCTTTCGGGCCAACAATCGCGACGCCGGCGTTATCCTGAGTCGCGACGGCGCGAAGCGAGCGCGACGAAAGTACAGCGGCGCGACTGATCGCCTTGCGGGTTTCCATAGCGGCAAGCATAGCGGGCAGGGACGTGAAACGCTCTTCGGCCGGACGGGTTGCCCACTGGCGATTCGCTTGCATGAGTGTTGCCATTTTGCATTCTCCAATCTAGGGTTACGCGGGCCGGATTGGCCCGCACCCGAATAGTAATTCGAAAAAAAGTTAGTCGTCAAGCGGCGATCCGAACACGCTCGAAAGCGCGGGCGGCCGGACCATGCACGATGATCGCAATCGACGCGCGGCCCGCATTCTCGCCCGCACCGTCGCAAGCTTGACACTCGAGACACGTCCGACGGTTCCCGCCCTCAGGGCTCGCCGGGCATGCAATCTCGCGAGCGGCGAGCGCTTCGCTATCGGTCCGAACACGGAAAACGCGCCAACCAATCGAGCGCGCGACGTCGCGATCGAGTGCCGAGTCCGCGCTTGCCATGACGAGACCGCTAAGATCGGCCGCGACGGGTTTGCGCCATTGATGCGTGTATCCCGTATGCCCCGAAGCTTGCAACAATAACGCGCGCCAGATATGCGCAGGGATCGCGGCCGGATCGCCATATGTGCCAAGTCGGACCGCGCGACCGGCGAGCGCTTGCGCACCCTCGGCCGGATCGATCAAGGGATACGCGCCGCGAATCCATGCGCCGAACACGGACGCGACGGATTGGCCGACACTGACGTAACACGTCCGAACACGCTTCGAACGCTTGCGGCCGCGCTTGTCAATGGTTTCGACGGTGCGAGCGCGGTGCATACAATCGCCGCATATACTCGAATCCTCGCCCGTACGGATCGCGTCGACCGGGTGCACGTCCGCGCGAAGAATGTAGGTTTGCACCATGTCGCCGGTTTTGCGATTACTCGAGCGCAAAACGGCGATCCCGACAATGGGCGAACCGTCCAACATTGACGGGCCGTCATAAAAAACGAAGCTTTTCATTGTGCGATCCTTTCTAACTTTCTCACCTATCCGACGACGAAAACCGGCCCAGGCCGGGTATGCGGTACGCGAGCGGGGCCCCGGTCCAGTCCCGGGCGATCGGTTCGGCATTCGGGGTTTTTTGGCGGGCGAGCTCGAGGGTATCGATCGCGTGCTCAACTTGCATATCAAGCACCGCGTGCGCAATTTCCCAGAGGCTGACAAGCCCCACCCCCTCGTATATGGATTTTTTGACTTCGGCCGATACGGCCGCCAACAAACAATGCGCGGCATTGTCACGAGTGCCGCCCGCGATAAATTCGCGAACGGCCGCAATGCGGGCCGGTTCGGTCGAGCGATCGTTAAAAATCGCGACTGCTATCTGGTGCGAGTCCATAATTTTCCTTTCTAACTTTCTCTCGGCGGCCACGGGATGCGGCCGCACAATCGGAAGCATACTCGGTTATTTTGAAAAAGCAAAGCCCGGCACGCGGCCGGGCTCGAGCGGGACCAGGGCGGTCGAGTCAGTCCGGCACCCTCACCCATTGCAGGCCGTACACGCTCGGGAAGTATTCTCCGCCTCCCCGCGTGTATACGCGGCCGGTCGAGCCTGGATGATGAGGCGGCCGCGCGTATTCGATAACGTCACGTTCCCCGCGAAAGCTCACCGCGTCACGCGGCAGTGCGGCCGGCTGGCCGTCTTCGGTTCTAAGTTCCCACTGCATGGCAAGGCCTCCTCAGATTGAAAGCTTGACGGAATTTTCGCTGAAAAACTCGGATATTGCGCTCTCGAGGTCGATATGCTCCGCGATGCGCTCCAGGTCGAATTCCTCGGCGAGCTCGGACGTGTCGATCTCGCTGGCAATCTCGCTGTAGTCCAGGACTTCGGACCAGTCCACACATTCGAGCAGATCAGGCAGTGAGATATTGCGCGCGATGGTGCGAAGCTGGGCGTCCGTCAAGAAACCCGCGAGCTCTTGAACCGAAGCCTTTTCGATCGCCTGCCCTCCGGCCCCGTCGCGCAACATCCGGATTTCGCCCAGGGCCCCGTCCAACAATCGGCCCTGCTGCTCGAGAGCCTGTTCTAGCTGCACAATGCGCAACTGCAACGGATCAGTGAAAAGCGCGATGCGGTCACGCAGCGCATTGGAAAAAACAACATTCAAGTCCATGATGTACCTTTCTCTCTTTCTAAACGGCCCTCCGCGAGGGCCAGACTCAATTGCAGCACGAAATCAAAACCAGTGTCAAGGGCTACCTTCTGCGGTTGCCTGTCATCGCCTGGATGATGCCGTGCCATAGAAGAAACAAAGCAAGCTTTCCTATCTCCCTCCATGTCCGATGCTGGGCAGCACGGCGAGCCTCCTCGTCAATCTCCTTTCTTTTCCTCTGGTTCTGAATCGCATCTCGAATGTGCGGCGGCCAACGCACAGGCCGCGGCATTAAGGACGACCATCGCTGCCGACCCAGCCCATGCCAACGTAATCGTTAGGGTCTTCGCGCTCAGGCAGTTCCTTGCGCCACGCCACGATTTCCCAGTCGCCGATCCGTAGCGAATGTTCCTTGCTGCGACCGAACGACCAGTCGTTGGCAAACTTCTCAAATGCCGTCCTTGTCTCTACGGGGATGTCCGGGTGCGGTATGCCAACCGTGTCGTCTGCGCCGTCGTACTGCCAGCCCCACCAGTGATAGTTATCCCCCGGTGGCGACAGATCTTCGCTCCAACCGATGTTGACTAGATAAGTCTCGACCCACGCACCCTCGGGGTGCCGCAAAATGCTGAACCCCTCGAAAGTCTGGTTGGCATCGCGGTCTGCCTCGGCATCCTCCCACGCCTGAGCGACAGCGTCTGCAACTGCGGCGAGCGTTGCGTCGCTTGCGGTAATGCTCGCCCTGCCCGGGGTGTCGAAGTCGTCCGACACGGTGACCTCGACCCGGATGACCTTGCCCTCAAACGAGTAGATCCGAGCGCTGGCGATCTCTTTCTTACTTGAGTACCACCCGGTATCGAACGGGGCACCTTCGGCAAGGGCAGCGGCGAGCGCAGTCTCGTTTTCGGGATACCAGTCAGTCAGACCCCAATGTGCGCCGTCGCCTTTCTGAAATGCTTCGAGCTTTTTCATCTTCTTTCTCACTTTCTAATCCCCCGGGCAACATTGCCCGAGGACGAATCGCAACTCTAACCGTCAATCGACTCGCCTGTCAACAGGCAATGTTTAAGCATCTGCCACTGGACCCCCAACCACGGCCAACGGGCCAGCGGCTCGGCTTTAACGCCAAGTTTATGCACGTCCATGATCTGATCCCCACGGTAAAGCAATAGCTCGGACTCTTTACGCTTACCGACCGGCGAGTACAGCACCAGGACAAAGGTCGGGCACCGCATGTCCGCATGCGTCAGATGAAAGGCGATCTGATGCGGGCTAAGCGCAACCTTCAGCCCGCGCTGTACCACCTTCAATTCAACCATAACAAACTCGCCCGAACGCTTGAACGCGATCAAGCAGTCAGGGATTCCGAGCCCGACCCTACTTTCGATTCGGGTTATACGGCAGTCTGACGCTGAGAGGTTGTCTCTCAGCCGCCGATACAGGGCGCTCTCCGGTTTCGCTGGCATCGTCCCCTTCTCCTTCGCTTTCAGGCGCTCTTGAAGCCTCCTGGAGGCCTTCGGTGGCATCTTCAACCGGATCAGCATCCGGCAGCTCTCGGACATCGGCGCTTTCCCGTACTTGATCCGGCGTGATATCGATGATCGGGCCGCCATTGCCGCCCCCGCCATAAAGCTTTTTGATTTCCTCCAGCTTGCGCATGACCTCTTCCTTGGACATGCTGTCGATGGTGCCGTGCCTGATTTCCTTCCGGTCGATGTAGATCGTCCCCAGGGCCTGTCCGCGCCTGTATTCGGCCTGCACTGCCGCGCCATAAGCCCCGGCAGCCAAAGCTTGATCCCGGATGATCTGTAAATCCCGCATGTGCCGCTCGTAGGTCGTCGCGTACTTCTCGCCCAACTCTCGCCGCCGCTCCTGGATCGCGGCCACGATATGCGGGCTCTTGTCCGGGTCCGTGAGCTCTCTCGACTTAGTCCTGACCCAACTCTCGTTGTAGCCGGCGCGTAAAGCCGCTTCCTTCAGAGTGACATGCCCCTCGCCCGCAACAAACTCTTGAACAAATTTCCATTCCTGCGGCGACAGCACTTTAGGTTTGACAACTTTGACAGGCCGGTTAATGCGCTCTTCAACACGCTCATCCCGGCGACCTAACTTCTTGCCTGACATGAACTGATCATCCTTTGCTGACATCACCGGCCTCCCAAAGCAACAATCAGCTAACGCGCCAAAAGCGCCAACCGTCCGAAACTTTGCGACAGGCGAACTTAGCCCCCATGCGCTTGCCTGTGACGTTAGCAGATGCTCGAGCACGTTTAACCATGCTCTCATCGGCCAACAAAAAGCTGTCACCTACCTCCATTAACCTAAAAGGATAAATAGAACCGGACGTATTCCGAGCAGCAGGGACAGGGATACCCTTCTCAATGGTGAACATCTCAACTTCTCCTTTATGGCAGCCTCAGCATGATCGCCAGGGCAGGCCTCTATCCTACCAAAAAAAACGTGTTTTAGTAGGCCCTGTAGCCAAAAAAACAAAAACAAAAATCAAATACGTGCGCGCGCGCGATCCCCAGAAGAATTTCACCTTTTTGTATACCGTAATGAGACGTATTGCTCTAACCTCTTGATTTCATTGAATCATTACATCCATTACGGCATTACGTCATTTTTCAAAAATTTTTCAAACAAGACTACGATAGTAGCCAGCGGCCTACTATTTTGGCCCTTTTTCCGTGTCCCTTGATCCGTGACCCTCGAACCCCTTAAAATGCGCAGGGCTCGGATGCTTCCAACACCCGAGCCCCACTTCTCACTCCATCGTTTTGAAGGAACGACAGCATGAGCAAAGCCGATTATATCTGGGTCCGTAGGTATTTCAGCTACTGTCCGGAGACAGGCGAAGTACGTTGGAGGGTTGCGCCCAACAATAGGGTCAAGCGAGGCACGTTGGCGGGCTCGTGGGCCACGGGCCCCCATTTGAAAGTAGGGATGCAGGGGGTACAAGTCCCCATCGAGTGCATTGTTTGGATGTGGAACAAGGGCTGGTGGCCGCCCAAGCCTCCTGTTCATAGGAACGGGGACTGGACGGACAACCGCATCGAGAACCTCACCCTCAGTTGATATCCTCCCCCTCGAGGTATCCACCTTGTAGGAGCTTGAGGGCTTGTGAGGCTTCGACAACCTCGCCGAAAGTGATGTCTTGTATATCGAGGGGTCCTTCCCGCTCGAACAGTTCCTGGATCACGGGTCCGATGTAGAGGTGTTTCACTCCGTTGATTGTGATGGTGACGAACTTCACCAGTTTGACATCTTTGTCCATACCGAGCAGTCGTTGGAGGCCGTCGAGCAGGTTGTGTTGCATGGTTAGCCCTTATTGCTCCTGTCTACCATGGACAGGTCGATGGTGAGTCGTTCGATCATA